TTTGATGGTGCTGTTGAGAATCTCAAAGCAAATGGTTGGACTCTTGAAGGAGAGTCTGTAAGCAAAAAATCTAAAACAGAGGATAAATAATGGCAGTATTTACTGGAAAAGCTGGTGTTGTTCAAACTGGTTCTAATGCTTTAGCTGAAGTTAGAAGTTACTCTATAACTGAAACTGGCGAAACTACAGAATCTACAGCTATGGGCGATTCAGCAAAAACTTTTGAGGCAACTCTAAATGAATTTTCAGGTTCTATAGATTTATTTTTTGACGATACTGATTCAAGTGGACAAGTTTCACTAACAATCGGTTCTTCATTTACATTAAATCTAGCACCTGAAGGATCAGGAAGCGGAGCATATAAATTGTCTGGAAGCGGAATAGTTACTGAAAAAACTATTACTGCTGCTCACGATGGCTTAGTTGAAATGACAATTGGCTTTCAAGGAAGTGGAGCATTAACTATAGGTACTTACTAATAGATGGGTGCTATAGATAATGTAGTTGCTCATTTTGATGCACAGGAGATAATTTCTTTTGAAGTAGCAGAATGGGGAACAGAAGGCGAACCATTAGTTATATATTCAAAACCTTTAACACTTCAGGAAAGCAAGAAGCTATATAAAATGGCTAACGACAGCGATCTTGAAGTGATGGTTTATGCAATTATTACAAAGGCTTTAGATGCTGATGGAGAAAAGATTTTTTCATTAGCAGATAAACAAACTTTGATGAATCGTGCAGATGTCGGTGTTGTTGCTGATGTTGCTGGTAAGATACTTGGTGCAATGACACCAGATCAAGCAGAGGGAAAATAGCAGCCGAGTCTGATTTATTTGCACAGTTTGCACTCGCTGACAGGCTCGGAAAAACACTTAGCGAGATTGAATCAATGACTATTGATGAACTAACAATGTGGTATGCCTATATTGAAAGACGAAACAAACTAGAAAGAGAAGATGGCATTAGGTAAATTAGGAAAACTTCAAGTTGTAATAAGTGCAGTTAATAAAACTAAAGGCACTTTTTCTAGCGTCAACAAATCTTTAAAAACTATCGGTAAAGCTGCTGGTGCTACAGTAGCTATCTTTTCAAAACTATCAGTTGGTATTGCTGCTTTAGTAGCACCTATCGTATTGCTGACAAAAAAATCTTTTGATTTCATTGATGCGATAGGTAAGACATCTGCTCGGACAGGTATTTCAACCGACACTTTACAAGCATTTCAATTAGCTGCTATTGAATCTGGTACTTCTATTGAACAAGCACAAAAAGGTTTAGAGAAATTTGCTAGATCAATTGGTGATGCAATCAGAGGTACAAAAACTCAAGTTGATTTGTTTAAAGATTTAGGTGTTGAACTCAAAGATTCAAATGGTGTTACCAGAGATTTTAATGACATATTAAGAGATACTGCTGCTGGTATTGGCGGTTTCAGTTCGGAAGCAGAAAGAGCAACTGCACTAGCTAATTTATTTGGTCGTGCTGGTATTCAGTTTACTGAAATTTTTAAGAATGGTGCTACAGGTCTTGATGAACTAATTGATCGTGCTAGAGGATTAGGAATAATCCTTGATGAAAAAACTATCAAGGCTACAGAAAAATTTAACGACACAATATCAGTTATCACTTTCCAATTTAGAGCCTTTAGAGATCAAGTCACTACTGCTTTCTTGCCAGTCTTACAAGATATAGCAACAAGTTTTTCAGATACTTTAGTAGGTGCTTCAAAGTTAGAAGGTGGTATTGAAAATCTTGGAACATCTATAGCAGTTGGAATTGTTTTAGGTATCAGAAACGCAGTACAAAGTCTTAAAGAATTTGTACAATTTATAAATCCTGTTGTAAATACAATCAGCAAAGCAATAGGTGGATTATCAATCCTAATAGATACTTTAAAAATTGGTGGTAAAAGTCTTATGGCTTTTGCTGGTTTTAGTAAATTCTCAAAGGAAGAATTAGATCAATTAACACAAGGAATATTTGAAACAAGAGATGCACTTGAAAATTTAGGAACTGATACACCAAAATTTGATGCAGTCTTAGAATTTTTAGATTCTTCAATAGAAAAAATAAAAAATGGAAGTCTTAGTGTCGATGAATTTACGAAAAAGTTTCTTGAGTTCGGTGAAGGTAGTACGACAACTTTATCAAGTATATCTTCTCCTATGGATCAGTTTTTGATGAAGTTAAACGATACAAAAGCTGCTATGGAAGGTCTTGCAGTCAATAGTATCAAAAAGTTTGAAGATTCTTTGGTATCAGCAATCATGACTGGTAAAGCACAATTCAAAGATTTTGCAGATTTTGTTATAGAACAACTGATAAGAGTTGCAATACAACAAACAATCATAAAGGGAATAACTTCTTTGTTTACTGGTGGTTTAAATCCAGCTAGTGCAGCAACTTCATCTACAGGAAACATGGGTGCTATGTCTATGTTTTTCCCAAAAAATGCTATGGGTGGAACTGTTACAGGTGGAAAACCTAGTATTGTAGGAGAAAGAGGTGCTGAATTATTTGTTCCAAATAGGACAGGTTTTATCATTCCAAATAACAGACTTGGCATGGCTGGTGGTGGTGTACCAGTCAACATTACTTATCAGATTCAATCGTTTGATTCTAAAGATACATTGCAAGCGATAACTGAAAATGCACCAGCAATATCAGGTATTATTGAACAACAATTTAACAGACGAGGTAAGAGAGGTTTCACAGCATCATGAGTGGATCATTCCCAACATCACCAGCACCAAATTCAGTTCAAGTAAGATCATTTGAACCTACTTTAGTTTCTGTTTCCAATAGTTTGAAAAGACAAACTAGATCAAGGGGAACTCAAAGATGGTTGATGTCTGTTAATTATTCGCCAATGACTAGAGCAAACTTTGCACCTTTGTATGCTTTTTCAATGAAGCAGAAAGGTCAGTTTGATAGTTTTACTTTTACACCACCAGTTATATCTACTACTCAAGGACAAAGTTCAGAATCACCAGTAGTCAATGGTGCTTTAGCAGTAGGTGTGTCTAGTGCAGCCATAGATGGTCTTACAGCGTCAACTAGCGATATCTTGAAGGCTGGTGACTTCTTTAAGTTCTCAGGGCATACAAAGGTTTATATGGCTACTGACGACATGGATTCAGATGGTAGTGGTGCTGCAACACTTAATTTTGCACCAGCATTAGTAAATGCAGTTGCTAACGATGAAACTTTAACAATATCAGCAGTACCTTTTACTGTAGCTTTCACAACTGATTTAACTTCATTCAATACTGATGCTTCTAGCCTTTATGGATTTTCAATTGAACTTGCTGAAGTATTTTAGATGCGATGGATAGAGGATCAACAAGTGGATTTCAGACTGAAGTAGTAAAAGATGCAAATAGACCATTTCATCTTTTAGAGGTAGCTTTTGATTCTGGAACTGTTTATCTTTCTGATGGCTTCATACCAGTAACTTACGATTCAAATACTTACAATCCTACAGGACATTTCTTAGCATTCTCTGATATAACTGAATCCAATCAATTATCTATAGAATCAATCACCATAACTTTATCTGGTGTAGAACAAACTTATAGCAATATTTTATTAAGCGAGGATTATTTAGATCGTGAAGTAAAAATTTTCAAAGCATTTCTTAATTCATCTAATGCCTTAGTATCTGATCCTTTGCAAATCTTTGCTGGTAGAATTAATGATGCACTTATTAGCGAAGATAATAATTCAAATACTGCTGCCATATCTGTTACTTGTTCTTCTCAATTTGTTAATTTTGAAAAGACTAACGGCAGATATACAAACTTAGAATCACAACAAACTTTTTTTTCTGACGATACTGGTCTTAGATATGCTTCAGTTATTTTGAAAGATTTAACTTGGGGTGTTGAGGGTTCAGCTTTAGGAAGCGGTTTTGTAGGCACTCAATCTGGTATCACTTCAGTTCAAAATGCACAAAACGCTGGCTCACAAACTTTCTTAGAAGGCGACCAGCCAACTAATCCAACTCTTACTGTTGAAACAATATCTGGTGCATTAAAACTACATTTTAATTATGGTGGTGCAACTTTTGGTATTAATGAAAAAGTGATAGTTGATGGAGTTCCTACAACCATTTTTGATAATGGCGATGTGATACAACCAATAGCAAATAAAGAATTTACAGTAGAAACTGTAGATGCAGATGGACAAGGCTTCACCACAAATTTGCCTGATGATGCAACGATTACAACAGAACATACTGATCTTTTTGGTGGGAATGAGGTGACTGTCAATGATCTTCCAGTTCCACCAGTATTGATTGAAACTACATCTGGTTCAGCAGATATAACTATCAATGCTAATAATTTTGTTGATGTAGGAGATTTAGTAATATTAGATTCTAACGCTGCTGATGCTGGCGGTTTTGTTTTTGATGGTAGTCTTTTATCGAAAGTAAAATCAGCTACCAAAAATACTATTACTGCTGAAGTTCAGCAAACTGTAACTCCATCTATAGAACCATTAAGCACTACATCAGGTTCAAGGCAAATAATCGTTGATTATCAAAATCATGGTTTATCAACGAGTAGTAAAATTACCATTGCAAACGCTACAGCTACTAATGGCATAGGCACTTCAGAATTGAATAAACAACACGATGTCTATGCAGTTCCAGATAATAATAGAGTTGTGATTCAGGTTACATCTAATGCAACTGCAACTGGTAGAGGTGGTGGCACAAGCATCACTATAGATTCTGCAACACCAGCAAACAATGTCATAGAAACAACTGCATCTTCTACAACTGTAACTATCAACGATCTCGCACATGGATTAGCAACTAGCGATAAAGTTTTTATTAGCGGTCTGCAAGATGTCGGTGGTTTAACAGGTGATCTGATAGGTGGTGAACAAACTGTAGCTTCTGTTCCTGATGCTAATACTTACACCATAACATCTTCTGTAGCAGCTAGTTCTACTGCTTCTGGTGGTGGTAATCAGATTTCTATAACTAGACCTAAGAAAGCTACATCAAGTGCTTCTAAAGGTGGTTCTGGAATGAAGATAGATGTGCCATTTAAGGCAATACGATGAACATAAATATACTGAATGAATATGTCGAAGAAAAAATGGGTATGCCTTTTGAATGGGGTACTAACGATTGTAATACTTTTCTTGCTGGTTATGTTGATCATGTAAAAGGCACAAACTGGCTAGAAGTTTTCAAAGGTAAATACAAAAACAAATTTGGTGCTATTAGGTTTCAAAAGAAATATGGCAAAAGACCTAGTGAAGTTTTGCAAGATGAAGGCTTAGAACAAATATCAGTTTATGATGTAAGAGTCGGTGATATCTTAATTAAAAAAGATAAAATATACGAAATGACTCACATAGTTATAAATAACAAATGTGTATCAGTAGATGAAGAAATAGGGACTGCACCTATACCAATATCAGATTTAAAAACATTTGATCTTGCTTATAGATTTAAACAATGAAATATATTAAATACATTTTTCTTATTTTAGCTGCTTTGGTTGCACCAGCCTTATTTGCTATGCCAGCAGCTTTGCCAGTTTTTGCATCAATTGGAACATCTGTAGGTGCAGCTTTGGGAATAGCTACTGCTGCACCAGCAGTTGCATTAACTTTAGGAATAGCCACAGTTGTTGTTGCTACAGCAGTCACAGTAGCTTATATAGGTAGTCAAATGCCTACAATGCCATCGACACTAGAATCAACTGGTGCAAAGGCTTTATCAAATACACCATCAAACACAGCACCGATTCCAGTTATTTATGGAGAAAGAAGAATAGGTGGTACTCCAATTTATTATCAAGTGACTGGTGATAACAATGAATATCTGCACATCGTCTTACTTTTATGCGAAGGAGAAATAGAATCAATAGAACAAGTTTATCTTAACGATGAACCAATATTTCAAACTGAAACTAGAGAATACACTCAATATACAAGTTCGGTAGAAGCTAATATTGCCTATCTTTTTGCTGGTGACATTAAACAAAAATTCAAAAATGTAGTTAGAGTCAACAAACATTTAGGCAGAACAGATCAAGCAGCAGATCAAGATTTGATAAATGAATCAGGCGGTAAATGGACATCTTCCGACAAGTTGTCAGGTTTAGCATATTTATATGTAAGACTAGAAGCTGATCAAGATGTATTTAGAAACATTCCACAAATTACTTGCGACATCAAAGGTAAAAAAGTTCAAGATAGAAGGTTTGTTTATTCGGTAGATGCTGGTTCAAATACTTGGGTTGCTGGAAATCAATTTGTTACTAGATACAGTAACAATCCAGCCAATATATTATTAGATTATCTAACAAACACAATCTATGGCAGAGGGATATCTATTAACGATATCAATACCACTTCTTTCACAACTGCTGCTAATACTTGCGATACTATGGTGACTTTGGGTGGTAAACTTGTACCACAATACACTTGCAATGGTTACCTAGATACAAACGCTACAGCTTTTGAGAATGTGCAAAAAATTCTAACTTCTTGCAGAGGATCATTAGTATTCACAGGCGGAAAATATAAATTAATCATAGATGCTGCTGGCACAGCAGTACAAACATTTGATGAAAATAATATTGTTGGTAATTATGATGTTCTTTTAGGTAGTAAAGATTTCAAAGCTAACAGAGTTCGTGCTGGATTCTTTAATAAAGAAAGAGATTTTCAAGGTGATTTTGCAGTTATAGAAAGCGGAACTTTTAGAACTGCTGATAATAACTTAGTTTTAGAAAGAGCCATTGAACT